TGACCACGGAGCCGACCGGTGAGGCGGTGCACGGCACGTTGGCGATGTTCACAGCGGCCGTCACGGCGGTCGCAATGGCGGCAGAGGTGTCAGCGCTGTTGACGACCACGGGGATCGGCACGCCGTTGATGTAGAGCGACAGGACGCCGGTGGCGGAGGCCGCGCCGCCGATGGTGATGGTCTGCGTTCCGGCCACACCTGCCGGCGCGTCGACTACTGGTAGAATCCACACCTCGCCATAGGCGTCTTGCGCGCGGTAGGCGGCATACATCAACGCCAGCATGGAATTCGCACCGCACAGCGCGTTGACCTGATCCACGCTGTAAGCCAGCACCGGGACGTTCGGTGTGGCGTTGCCGCTGACCAGGATTTGCCCACAGATGAGCGCGCGAAGCTGCTGCGGTGCCGTGTTGGCCTGCGACGCGTCGAATTCAGCATAGACGCCACTCGGGCGCCAGGACGCCGCGGGGAAGTATTTGAACGCCAGAGCGCCGGACATGCTTGCGGTCCCCCTTATGCCTTCGTTGCCGCGCCGGATGCCGGCGGCCGCGGCGGCTCCGCCAGTTCAACGTCGCCCTGCGCCAAACGCTGCGTCCAGAACGGATCATTGTCGGGCACGTGGCGCCCGGCCTGCGGCATGATCTGGCCGCTCAACGGATCGCGCACGATGAGATAGCTCGGGTCCCCGGGCCCTCCCTTGAGAGAGTCCGGCCGCTTGGCGGGGACGACATACATGGGCAAGGCCTCCAACTCAGGGGATTGGCACCGGCAGGTCGATTTCTATGAGCGGTGCGCCAGGCTCTACGGTGATTTCCGCGTGGATGTTGGTCAGAGGATCGCCATACAAGCCCACGCCGTCCGCGTCGCTTATGACGTTGTCAATCTCGAAGTCGTATTGCCAGAAGAGGCGCGCCCGGTCGAAGTCGATCAAGTGCGCGCCGGAGTAGGAGAAGCCCTGCCTGGCAACGATGTCCTCCGGCAGATAGTTCAGCATGCCCCGGAACAATGCAGCGCGCATGTCGTCAACCTGATTGACACCCGAAAAGCCAGTGCGCCGGTCCGCGTCCCCGTTGAGCGTGTTGTCAAACTCCACGACCACGCCAACGTGCTCAGTGACCACCTGTTGCAGCCCCGGTTGCTGGTCATTCGGCGCCGGGTCGTCCGCCAGGCGAAGGACATAGGCGGCGGGAAGAAGCATGTTGACCGCGCTTTCTAGGCCGGTCGCGAAGTTGGCAGCGCCGGACACGCGGCCGCCGAGCTCCGGGACGTTGGCTTTGATCTGCGCGATGATCGTTTCGATGTTCATTTTTCGCGCTTGAAGGCAATGCCCTGCACTACGGCGTCACGCACGCGGGCGGTGATCGAATCGCCCTTCTGGTCCATGGCCGTTGTCAGGAACGGCCGCGGCTGCAACACCCGTCGTCCGACCACGGCGAGCAGGATACTCTTACCGCCCCGGCGTCGGCGCGTGTTGCGCGAGCCCTTCTTGCCTCCGCCGCCTTGTGCCCCGGTCTCCAGAAACCGCGTGTAGAACTGCGAATCCACGACACGCACGCCAAGGCCCTTGAGCGTCGTTTTGACGCGGATGCCGCTCGCCGCGGCACCTGTGCGGGAGGCTGGCGCCTGGCCTGGCAGGGACGCGCTGTAGCGGCCTCCGCCGGGCTTGTAGCCGGTGCGTCCACCGCCGGCCGACTTCCGGATCAATGACCGCGCCAGGGCGGCCACTTCGGAGCCGGCGGAGCGGAGAACCTTGCGGAGCTCCTTCTTGTCGAAGGCCAGCGTTGCAGCTGGAACGGCAATCTTGAGGCCCATGGCTCACTCCCGCTTTTCGAGCTCTACCTCAAGATCAATCCACCGAAGCGGAAACTCGCCATCCTCTTTCACGCGCCGCACCCGGAAAATCTCGGTCCGCACGGAGCCGTCTGGACGGCGGAGCTCGCGAATGATGACGTGGGTCGTGCCGATCCAATCCATCCAACGCAGCCGGACCTTGTGCGTGATCGGCGTATCCACCTGCACGCCGCTGTAGAACGTCAGCGCGCCCACCGGCTGAATGTCCGCCCATACCTCGGCCAGGCTGGTAAGGGACTCGGTGATCCCACCGGCCGGGCCCGCGGCCTGGCGCCGCTCCGCGATGGTAACAGGCCAGCGGAGCTTGCCGAGCTCAAAAGCGTTCGGCATTAGAACTCGCCCGCCTCCGCGGCCTCAACGCGCTTCTCCAAGTCCCGCAGGTAGGTGAACAGGTCGCGCATGACGTGCCGACCAACGATGCAGACGGCCGGCGCATTTTCCGCCGTCACGGCGGCCTCAAATTCATCCATGCCCCACGGCGGCCGAACGAAGCCTTCTGAGCTCATGGGTCAGAACCTCATCATGCCGGCGCCGATGTGCACCTTGCCGCCGTCATGCACGACGCCAGGGGGCTCCGGCTCCGGCGGCCCCTCCCACTCATCCTCGCGGTGTGACCACCGGGCGAAGCGCCGGATAGGCGGCCCAAATATGCGCGTGGAGCGGATTATCATGGTCAGCGTCGCGGGCTTGCCGTCCACCAGTAGCGGCATCAGTGGGCCCTCGATGAGCCATTGCTCGAGAAGGCCCTCGGGCCTCGCCTTGGCGACGACCGCGTGGCCGGGCGGTAGGAACGCCTTGACCCGTGCCGCCATTTCAGGCGCGACGTTGAGGATGCCCATGCGGACCTGGTTCGCCGTGTAGTGATCCAGGGTGCGGATCAAGGTCTCGAATATCATCGTGCCTCCAATCAGCAGAGGCCGGCGGGACGCGCGACTGTCCCGCCGGACCTCGCATCAACCTGACTTCTCCGGGGGAGGAAACCTCGGGAAACGCAGGCCGATTCTGTCACACCCAAGAGAGGCGGTAAGGATTGAGCAGCCACCGCATCGCGTCCGGCATTTCCACCTGAGCATCGCCGCGGTGCTCATAGAGGAATGACGTGCCCATGAGGATGGCGTTGAGGATCGGTTGCGGGATGCTGGCCTGGTCCGGATAGCCGGCGATGAACTCTATGGCCACGTGTTGCAGGTTGACGATGCGGAGCGGCCTGCCGTCGTCCAGCACGGACGCCTGGCCGAAGCGGATGCTTGCCGGCATGAGCGCCAGGTCCACTACGTAGCCGGCGGTCAATGTCGGCGGCACGATTGGCAGCGTAGCAGGCGGCAGAAGTGTTGAGTTGCCGAGCAGGTCCAGGACCGTGACGCTGTTGATGCTCTGCACCGGGGACCGCGGGAGGAAGAGCGGTTGACGATACAGGAAATGCCAGTCGGCCGGGCGGAGCGCGTCCTCGGTCTGTAGCGTCCAGGTCAACGTCTGCGCCAGGAGTGCCCGCCCGGTGTAGGCCTCCGCCATGACGCGCGCGGAGGTCAGGTAGCCTTCAATCAGAATGTCATCGCTGTCATGCGGGATGCGCGCATGATGCTTCGCCAGGTCGAGCGACACCGGCTCCGCAATTGGCGGCACCGTAACCGTGAGCGTGGTCAGCATGGCCTACTTTGACGCCTTGCGCGGCGGGCCCTTTGTGACGGGCCCGGCCTTGCGCTTCGGCGCCTTCTTCGGCGCCTTGCGCTTGGCCTTGGTCGGATAGTCGGAGCTCCGCATCATGCGGTCCGCATAGTCCCCCGACTTCATGCTCAATCCGTGTAGCTGCTGAGTGCCGGCACCGCGCTATGGTAGCTCTGCAGGATGTGAAGCTGCGCCTCGGTGATGCACGCCGCGGCACTGGCACCGGTCGAGAGTGAGATGCAGTCATAGCCGCCGGCAATGTCCATGCAGGACTCCGGCGTGATCTCGAACACCACGATCTTGTCCTTGATCCCGGCGTCCGTCGTGTAGCTCGCGGCCGCGGTGCGGGCGGTCAGCGTGTCATTGAGGGAGGTATCCAGGTTTGACCAGATGGGAACGGCGGTGATCGCCTTGGGTGACGTGCCGGCAACGGCGGTCGCCTGGTTCAAGGTCAGCGCCACGGTGTTCGCCGCACCCTGATTGATATGGGCCACTACGTAGGCCTTCAGCGCGCCCTTCAGTGAGCGATACGGGCTGGCGCGGCCAGCGGCGTCCGCCGCCGGTGCGAGCAGCATGACGGGCGGGATTTGTGCAACGAGGGAAAATTGCCGAGCCATGGTTGGTTACTCCTGCCGCCCCCCAACGCGGCACCAGAGGAAAAGCGACGCGATGGGGGATCGCGCCGTAGAAAGCCGCCGCGGCTGCCAGACCTTAGCGGCTCGCCAGTGTGATGAAGGGGCTCTTCGTGAGGCCCTTGGCCGGCGTCAGCGGCACCGACCACATTGGCTTGCCGTCCACCCGGTAGGTGATCCGGAACACCATTTCGTCGGTGTTGAAGGCCACATGCATCGACGTGGCCGCCTGCACACCGTTCTTGTCGACCAGCGTGTATTGCGACAGGTCCGCCAGCATGATGTCGCCCTCGGTGGAGAACGCGGAGGCGTATTCCGTGAAGACCACCTCACGCCCCATGAGCGTCGCGTATGGCGCCTGCGACAGCCCGCCAGGTGGCATGTAGACCAACTGACCGCCGGCGGTGGAGACGCCGATACCCATGCTGATAAGCGCCGGCAGTGCGTCTTGCTGCACATACCATTTGGCGGAGCTCATCGACCGGGCCCAGAGGCGCGCCCACATTTGGGTGACGTTGTTCGCCGTGAGCGTGCCGGTGGTCTGACCGGACTCCTTGGCGACCGCGATCTTGGCGGGACTGTTCATGACGCCCAACGGCATGCCGGCGCCAGTGCCCTCAAAGATGGCGTCCTCTGTCATCCACACAATTTCCTCGGAGAAGGCCTGTGAGGCGATGGATGTAAGGGCGAAGCTGTCCTGCAAGAGCTCGTCCGTCACATACATGAGGGACATCATCTTCTTGAGGTCAAACTCCACCAGGCGGAACTTCGGCCGTGTCGGCGTGACCGTGGTGCCTTCCCCGACCCAGGTGGACGCGACACCGCCCCAACGCGACCCGGTGGCGCGGGAGGTTTCATCCACCCCTGGCACCTTGAGTCCGTTGGCATTGGCCGAGATGGGAATCTTGTTCACCTCGGACAGCAGCCGGCCCATGTCATGCGCGAGCATGAAAATGGCGGCCGCAAAGTCCACCTGCACCAAGAAGCCGCCGCCGGTCGGATCGACCTCGCTTGCTCCGGTCGGTGCGCGCACGAGGCGCGAGTCGATGTCGGTCCCCCGGCCCATGTAGTAACGGGCAATGGACTGAAGCTGATCGCCTAGGTTGCGGAAATGGATGTCACGCGACGGCGTGAAGTCCATGCCCTTGCGCGCCAGGTTCAGGTAGTCGTCAAAGCCCTTGAGCTTGCCCGGCCGCGGGTCCATGGCGCGTATCTGCGTCATGGTGCGCTGCATCGGGTTTATCTCATCGACCGCGCTCCCCTCGCCTACCGGCCGCGACAGGGAGGCCGCGCGACGCTGCGCCCGCTCCATGTCCGCGATCTGGCGCTCAAGGTCGTCGATTTGCCGCTCCGCCTGCGCGAAGTCCTTAGTGCCGGCGAGCTCCGGGAGCCCGTCCACCGCCTTGCCGAGCGCGAGGCGGAGCGAGGCAAGTGTTGCCATGTCTCAATCTCCTGTTTGACAGCCTTGCCCAAGGGCGCGCGAGAGGCGGTGGAAGGTTTCCGCTCAGGCTACCGACCTGATCCGCGCGCGGAGCTCTGCGGCACGCCGTAGCTGCGCCGCCTTGTCTTCGTCATCCGGCTTGTCATCCGGCTTGTCGTCACCGTCATTGTCGTCCGGCTTGTCCTCCGGACCGTCCTCATTGAGCGCTGCTACCACGCCGTCGAGGTGCCCCATGCCTTTGACGTAGTGGCGCATGGCCTCTGCCATGAACGCCTTGGTTGTTCGCATGCTCTTGTGAGCTAGGCGGATGGCGTCACAGTGTTCCAAGGGCAGATCATCATCGCCGGAGTCATCGCGGCGCACCGGAGCGAGAAACCGAGCCAGGAGCCGGCGAAGGCGCTTTTCCTCATCGTCCGGCTTGTCATCATCGGGCTTGTCGTCGTCATCCGCCTTGTCATCGTCCGGCTTGTCGTCGTCGTCGCCCTCCGCCTTGGCGGAGCCATGCACCGCACATTCCTTCGGGTTCTTCATGCCGCACTCTTTGTCGAGCGCGCGCCCGCAGGTGGCTTGAACCTTGTCCTCCGGCTTCTCGTCGTCGGGCTTGTCATCGTCGTCGTCCGCGCGGCGGCGTGGCTTGGTGCCTCGGCGTATGGTCATGGTGGCGAGCTCCTTTGCGTCCTTTCGCAGCGTTTCAAGTTCGGCACGCGGCAGGACGCTCATCCCACCGGCGGCGTCGAGCGTCCGCTCCGCCCACGCGACCAGCGGCGCCAGGTTGATTCCCTTGGCGCGTGCCTCCGCGAGCGCGTTAGCGTTGGCCGGCACGGGGCAGACGGAGATTTCCAAAAGCTCCTGGCGCTTGAAGTCGATGCCGAAGCCGCGGTCCGGATCGTTCTCGATGAAGCTGTATTCAAGCGGCATGAAGCCAACGCTAACCGCATTGACGAAGCGGCCAGTGACCAGGCGGTAGATCGTGTCTGCGAACGGATAGGTTTCCGCGTCCGCGAACTCGATGTCGCCCATGAGCTTGTCGCCCTCTACGGCGACGTTGGCGGCACGTCCTATCGGTGGCGCCGTGGAATCGTGCGCCCATAGAGCCACCGGGTTGGCCATGAAGTCCGCCATCTCCCAACCGTCCGGGTCGATGGTGTCGCCCATGCGATCCACGGAGCCGTCAGAGAAACAGAAGCGGACGCGTCGACTGCCGTCCGAGAACGCACGAGGCTTCACGGTGGAGATGCGGAACACGCCGTCCGCGCCAGGCTCGCGCTTCTCACGCAAGGCCTGGCGGAACTCATCGACGCGGATCAGCTTCATGGGCTTATGCCCGCGCGGCCGCAGTCCTGGCGTCAGCCGCGGCCTTGGCGTCGGCCTCCGCCTGCGCTTTCGCCTTTGCCTCCGCCGCTACTTTCGCGGCCGCATCCGCTGCGACCTCGGCCTCCGCTGCCGCTTTGACCTTGGCCGCTTCCTTCGCGGCCGCCTCATTCTCCGCCGCCTCTCTCTTCGCCTTCTGTTCCGCCCGCCACTGTTGGGCGTTCGGCGCCAGGATGTCCCGCAGCGCGTCGAGTAGGTCCGCCACACACGCGGCCACCGACCGCGCGTCGGTGTAGCCGCCGTTGGTGAGGTGCTGAAACACCGAGTCCAGCCGGACCAAGATTTGCTCCTGGACAGTGACGGCCTCAGGCGGCTTCTCTTCCGCCAGCGGCGGCGTCGGATTGCCCTCGCCCAGAGGCGGCTCGGTGGTATCAGCACGTCCGCTTTTGTTTCCGCTCATAGCCGTCGCTCCTGGTTGGGGTTGCACTCATGTTCCGGGAGCCGGCCCCTCATCCGGGAGTCGCTCCGCGTCACCGTCTCCGCCTTGGCCTGGCGTGCCGCTTTGATCGCTGCCCGGAGCTCCACCGGCTTTGTCCGGCGGCTCATATCCGAGTGGAGCCAGGTTGACCGGCTGCATGACCTCGTCACCGTGCTCTTGGTCCGGCAGGCCTTCCGCGCGGCGCGCCTCGTTGACCGCCATCCATGGCGCCCCGACGCTTTGCCGGTAGGCGGTAAACCGCGTACCGGCAAAGCGTCGGG